CTTTTTAATACACGAACAAGAATAGATCCGAAATCGTGTAAAATTTACACGGTTTGTGGTCATTTTACCACACTTTAAACGGTTTAGGAGCAAATCAAATGCCGCGAACGGTGAAGAAAAGTAAGGACTTAGCCCCGGGCCAACCCCCAAAGCCCTCCAACCTGTCCCCCCGGGCCGCTATCGAGTGGGACCGGCTTACCGGCGAGTTGACCGCGTCACAGATCCAAGTTACTCCAGCCCACCGGACCGTCCTTTCTATGGCGGCCACCTTGGCGGCGGACATTGGGGAAGCGTGGGACCGGGTCAAAGAGGACGGGGCCTACGTTAGTACCGCGTCCGGCGGCCTCCAAGCCCACCCGGCTAGTAAGAGATTAGACGCGCTCCGCCGGGACTATATCAAGGTCCTGGTTATGCTCGGGCTTCGGACAGCGGTAGCCGCCCCGGCCAAAGGTAACGACAAATCCCTAACCGAGCTTTTGAACGGATAGCCAATGCGAAGCCGCCGTACCAAGATAACCTTCCCCGTCTTTAACGGCGTCTCCGTACACGTCCTCTTTAGCGGGGACCTAAAGGCGACAGGCCGCCGTCTTCGCGTTGACCTATCGGGGGCTATGGCCGCGTACGTTCCGGCGGGCGCGGACGACACCGGCCCGGCGGCCAAGCGCTCTTACATAGTCTTCGGGCTGGACCCGGACGAGGCCACCGTAGCCCACGAAGCTAGCCACGCGATACGGGCGCTTATGAAGTTTGTAGGCGCTAAAGTGGACGACGAAAACTTCGCCTATCATCTGGACTACTTGGTGGGCCGCATACACAAGTTTATGCGAAAGGGCTAACTTTGACATACTCTCGGGACGGACTCCACCTAACAGAACGGTTTGAAGCGGACGGCGGCCCCCGGCTAAAAGCCTATCCAGACTCGGGCGGCGTGTGGACGATTGGATACGGCCATACGCGGGGCGTTTATCCGGGTATGACTTGCACCCCCGCCCAAGCGGAGCTATGGCTACAGCAAGACATTACGGCGGCGGAGCGGGTAGTGTGGCGTTCGGTCAAAGTACCCCTAACCCAAGGCGAATACGACGCCCTGGTAGACCTGGAGTTTAACACCGGGGCGCTATCGCACGGAGAAAAGGGCTGTACGGTCCTCCGTTTGCTTAACGCCGGGGACTACGCCGGGGCAGCCCTCCATATCCTTGATTGGGATAAAGTCCACGGCGTCGAATTGGCCGGGCTACTCCGGCGGCGGAAGGCGGAGCAAGCGATATTTAACGGGGTACCACTAAAGTAGCATTTTAATAAGTACGCCTACGGGGTATGTTTAAAACGTACTCAAGAGGCGCTCAAATTGTTCGACTATAAACAGCGGAGCACGACTAGAGAATACCGGGACAATTGGGAGCGCCTCTTCGGGTCCCCCGCGTTATCCTCCGCAACTAATCCCACCACCCGCCCCGCCGTGAGCGTTAACGCCGGACCTGATACCAGCGTTTCCGTACCGGCGGGTCCCGCCTCCGCCTTCTTATGCCATAACACGGCGGCGTATTGCCCGGACTTCCCGGCGGCGGCGTGTGCGGACGATTCCTGCCCATTAAAGGCGGTCCGCCAGTGACTAGCCGCCGTCTAATTTTCCTCCCGCTCTTTTGGGCTTGGCTAAAAGCCGCCCACATTTTCCACCGGGCTAGTTTGCTCTGTCTCTCCGCCGCCGAAACCACGGCCAAAGTAGCGGAGGGCGTCCGATGAACGGATTAAAGCTACCCGCACACGCTGTAAAACCCACCCACGTGATAATCGGGGGAATCGTGTTCCCGTGGGCCGCAAAAGCGCCCTACGTGGCGTCCGGCCACTCCGTACTTGGTGGGCTGGAGTACAACGAAGCCGAAGGGCTAATTAAATGCCACGTTTGTGGGTGCTGGACTAGGTCAGTAGGTAAACACGCCGCCGCCGCCGACGGGGTTAGCCCCCGCGATTACCGGAGGGACTACGGGCTACGAAACACTACATCTTTGTGTACGCCGTCCACAAGAGCTAGGTACAGAGCAAACGTGAGAATTTCTGCGTTATTGCCAGAGGCTAAAAAACATCGGTTTGTTAAAGGGCCGTCACTCCAAAACCGCAAACACGCCACCGGGAAAGATGCGGGACTGAGCGCCGAAACGCGCAACCTTCGGATGCTATGCGCGGCCCAAATCCGCGTCCGCGTCACAAATCTAGCCATAGCTAAAGGGGCAACTCCCACCCATCCCGACCTTAAACTAGCCGGAATACACCCCGCCGTCATAAAGGCTACCTACGGCCTTTCCCTGCGGGATTTTATGAAATCGCTAGGACTCACTCCGAATACAGTTAAAAGCCCCCGTAGCGGCGAACCCTTGCCTAAAAACGTAGGTCATTACGTGCGGGTGGCCGGACAATGAGAGATTACGCCGCCATAGCCCAAGCGTATATAGACCGCGTCCTTTCGGGGGACGAGCTTGTGTGCCGGAAGGTCCGCAAGGTCATAGAGAAACACGTTAGAGATTGTAAGCGGTCCGTCCACCCTGGCGAGAACTTCCCGTACTTCTTCGACCCGAAGCCCGGGTCCGTCGTTTGCGCCCTTTTCGAGCTTGTCCGCCCAAGCAAGTGGCCCTCCCGTATGGTTATGGCCCCTTGGATGGTCTGTTGCACGCTGTTACTCTTCGGGTGGAAGCAAAAGGCCGCCGTAGAGATACCGCAAGACGACGTAGACGGCCAACCCGTCCCGCCGGTCCTCATTTATCCCCGCCGGTATCGCCAAGCCTTCTTAATGTGGCCCCGCAAGATGGGTAAGTCTGCTTACCTGTCCGTTATTGGCCTCTTCGGTTTGCTTTTGGACGGAGAGCGCGGAGCGGAAGTTTATTCCGCCGCCCTGGTAGAAGAGCAAGCCCGCCGGATTTTTGACGAAGCCGTAGCTATGCGGGACGGGACGCCCGAGCTACGGAAAGAGATTAAAAAACTCGGGGACTCTCCCTGTAGACGCCTCCGCGTAACGGAAACCAACTCCGAATTTAGGCCGCTCTCCCGCGATAAAGAGAGCATGGAGGGCCTAAATATTCACATGGCGTTAGGCGACGAAATACACAAGTGGGTAGGGCGCGGGGCTTGGGACGTTCTCCGCTACGGTATGCGGTCCAGATTGCAAGCGCTCTTACTTGGGATTACCACGGCCCCGAGCGCGGACGACAAAACAAGTATTTGTAACACGCTCTACGAGTACGCCCAAAAGGTCTTAGACGGCATTATCCCGGATGATCGTTTCTTCTCTTGGATTACGGAACTGGACGGGGAGCTGAAAGACGCCGCCGGGGACGTTATCGAAGAGGCGGACCGTTGGGACGACGAAACGAAGTGGATCAAAGCCTGTCCTAATCTTGGCGTAACCGTCAAGTTAGAGGATATGCGCCAAGAGGCGTTAGAGGCCCGGAACGACGCCGGAAGCCTTAACGCCTTCCAAAGATATAGCCTCAATATCCGCGTGGACGCGTTGGAGCAAGTTATTAGCTCTGCGGATTGGGACGGATGCGCCCGGCCTGGAGACTCAGCAACGCTGCGAGAAGAGACACTCTCCAAAATGGCCGGGCGTATTTGTTTTAGCGGGTTGGATCTTGCACAAACGGACGATACCAGCTCCCTTGTACTCGTCTTTCCCCCGCTTGCGGACGGCGAAAAGTGGCATCTTCTCCCCTTCTTTTGGATACCTGGAGACAATATCCGGGACCGGGTGGACCGCCACCAAGTACCGTACGACCTTTGGCGGGACGCGGGCTTCCTCATTACCACGCCCGGGAAGGTTACGGACTTCGACTTTATCGCCGGAACGATTTTAGACCTAAGTAAACGCTTCGACCTTCGGGAGCTGGCATACGATCCAGCGCTGTCAAGCGGCCTCATAAAGAAGGTATTAGAGGGCGGCTTTAAAAAAGACAGGGTCGTAAAGTTTGCACAAACCATGCTTAATTACGCCGCCCCGTGCGGGGACTTTGTCCGCACCATAGCCCGGCGGGAGTTGTCGCACGACGCGGACCCGGTCTTACGGTGGCAAGCAAGTAACCTCCGTTGGATCAAAAACCACACCGGCCTTTTTATGCCGGATAAGTTGAAAAGCATAGAAAAAATTGACGGCGTAGTGGCGGCCATTATGGCATACGGACGCGCAACGCACCCGGATAACGCAAAACTGCTTAGAAAACCGAAGGTATCTACGCTATGAACGCAAAAGAATTTTACGCTCTTCTCCTAAGCCTTCGGGCATGTAGCGAGGCCCGCGCGTTTGCGGAGGGTAAGTCCCTTGCGGAGACGTGGAGCGCGTGCGAGCGTGCGGACTGGCTGTTATGGTTAGTGGCCCGCATGGAGGGGAAGCCCGGGTGGCCGGATAGAAAGGCCATTTCCTTAGCGGCGTGTGCTTGTGCCGAAACGGCTTTGAAGTACGTACGCCCCGGGGAGGATCGCCCGCGTAAGTGTATCGAAACGGTTAGGGCGTGGGTTGCGGGTACGGCCTCCATTGAAGACGTTCGGGAAGCAAGACGGGACGCCGCCGCCGCCGCCGCCGCCGCCGACGCCGCCTACGCCGCCGACGCCGCCTACGCCGACGACGCCGCCTACGCCGCCGCCGCCGCCGCCGCCGGAGGGGCT